TGGTCCGGAAAGAATTCTGGGGCATGGAGACGTCTTTTATATGACGGACCCGTGTTCCCAGTTGGAATCGACGCTAGCCAAACCTCAGTTACGTTCTCAGATAATGATCTGACAACGGCTGGGACGACCGCTATCGCTCGGTGTAAGCCCACCAACAATGTTGCCGACCTAGGAACTGCGTTCACTGAGATCTTCCGTGATGGATTGCCGAAATTATTCGGTGCCCATACATGGGAGAATCGTACTAACATCGCCCGCTCTGCGGGCGACGAGTACCTCAATGCTCAGTTCGGTTGGTTGCCACTCGTTAACGATATTCGTAACGCAAGTTACGGTCTCGCTAACGCTCACCGGCTCTATTCCTCTTACGAGAGGAATTCCGGTAAGGTGGTTCGGCGACGTTATGAATTCCCAGTAGAGAGGACTGAGGTGACCCAGGCTATGACACCGGTAGATTGCTCTGATTTTATGCAGAGCTCCTACCCTGCCCGCCTGGATCTCACTAAACCCACACCGTTGCTTTTCAAGACAACCAGGACCTATAAACGGACCTGGTTTTCAGGTGCCTTCACATATCACCTACCCTCCAACTATTTTAGTCGGAGTTGGTTAGGTGAGAAGGCTAGTGAACTCGGGTACCTATTTGGTCTCGAGCTCACGCCTGATGTAGTCTGGAATGCAGCACCGTGGACGTGGGCCATTGACTGGTTTTCCAATATGGGAGATGTTACTTCAAATCTCTCAGATTGGTCCACCGATGGCTTGGTGATGAAGTATGGATATATCATGGAGCATCGCTTCATGAGTGTCACATACTACAATACAACACCTTCACGGTATAGACCGTATGGTGCTGTTTGGTCTTCTCCACTAACCGCTTATTATGAAACTAAGCGGCGGCAGAAGGCCTCACCATTTGGATTTGGACTAACCTGGAATGGGCTTAGTCCACGCCAGTTGGCCATAGCTGCGGCCCTCGGTATTACGAGGGTCTTTTAAGCAGTTGTATGGTTTCACTGTGCCTAGTCAATGGGGCTTGGCACATCAGTGCCAACCCTAGGAGTGATGCTCATGTCTTTCGCTGACCCTCAAACCATTACCATCTCTGGAACTACGACTCCGTTGCCCAAGATTTCCGTCGCGGGCGACGAGACGGTGTACCAGAGTGCTGATGGTTTGATCCAGATGCTGGCTTCCCACGACAGTGGGAAGAGAATCCGGCATCTGTTGCGGGTTAACCACTCGAAGCTCACTGCAGATCCGTTTATTCCGGCGGAGAACGTCAAGGTTTCGATGTCTTGTTACATCGTCTTTGACGTTCCTCCCGTCGGTTACACGGCTGCTGAGCAACTCGCAGTTTATACTGGCTTCAAAACCCAGTACACTGCGACTTCGGACGCTCTCATCAGCAAACTGCTGGCTGGTGAGTCGTAAGGGAGCGGTTGTTCGCGTGAAAGTGCGAGTCCCTGGGGTTCGCCCTGGGGATCCTCGCAATGAGCGCAGACAGCCGAGTTATGACTCGATAGATAACGAAGGAAACTTGGTATTTGTTGTCGAGCTTGGCTATAAAGCCACGCTCTTCATCATTATCCTAGCTTCCCAGTTTTTCTATACCTTCTTCGATCCCATCATGGAAGCCTTAGGGTATCTTCATCCCTAATGTCTCCTTTTGTTTTCGAAGTCGGTGAGTCATAACCTGACCGAATCAGTCCCTGTGGCCCTATCTGGG